TCGAGCAAGACTTCATCGCGAAGCTCCTCGACCTCAAGTACACTCATCGACCAGATATCCACGATCGGTTGAACAGGCGCGTCCACCGTGCAGAAAGAAACCGTTACGCCGCCTGGCATACCGGTAAACGTGAATTTGTAATAATACAGGGCAATATTATTGATGACGGTGAGCTTTGACGTTGAGACAGTGCTCGACCAGGATATTTCTCCCGTGGCATTCATCGTCTTGCCGGAAACAGCCGTTCCGTCAACCAGGGAAGAAACAGAACTCCATGCCGTGCCGTTCCATTGCGTCACGCCTGCCGTGGCCGTGGTCGTATTTCCTGTTTGGATATAGAATTTAACACCCTCTAACGGCCTGATAGACCCTATATACACAGACGTGTTGCCGCTAGCGTCAGCTACCAGCGTTGCCAGATTATTGGCATTGACAGCGGTGTTATTTACCTGTGTCGTGAAATCATAAAGGAATGATGACGAAACGGCGTCGAAGTTTAAAAACGAAGCGCAACGGGCTTCATTCCCTCCCCAGATATAATTGGTCGTGCCGTCGAGGGCGACCATCGAACCGTCAGGCGCAGGTGAAAAATTAGCGATATTCGTGCCGCCGCTTTGCGGAAGGAAATTTGAAAAAGTGTCCTGATTAGGAACCGCAGCGGTATTATTCGATTTTAATATAAGAGAAACACTACCGCTAACATTAATTGTTTGAGCGAAAATATGGGATTCAACCGGATTGCCCTTGCGGAAATGAAAACCATTAAATACCGGTTCAACACAAGTGTTTCCCCACCCGCAAGTTTGAGTAAGAGCCGACGTATTTATCTTGCTATGACCCTTGACGCCTCTGAAATGTTTTCCCATTTGCGAAGATTCTGAATGTCCTGCAAACCGTAATCATCCAGCAGCATCGGGTTTTCCGTTGGATTCCACTTGCCGGTAAACGGGAAAGAATAAGGCACAAGATCATCGGCCAGACAAACAGAGGCAGTCAGCCAAATAAAAGCGAAAATTAAATATTTAATATATTTCATATATCCTTTTTGTCCTCCGCTGGCGGAGGTGGATTTTAATCTTTCGTAGTCCGGGTCTTTAGACCCGCCCTATTCTGTCATTGCGATCCGCGCCTCGTGCGGCGTGGTAATCTCGCATTTGCAACCTCTTGAATAACAATAAATAAAATGCTAATCATACTCCAACCCATTCTATTGAAAGGATCATAAATCATGGTCAAAAAACAATATCCCTTTCTTCCAGATCGCATTGTAGTAGTTGAGCACAATGGCACACGTCATCAGGGCACATACACGGTAAGCCGTGGCGTTGTAGAGGTCTTTTATGGCATGGCAAAAACGCAGGCATTAGTTGGGAAGTCTGATCAAGAGACAGTAGCGCGTTGGCTGTTGCGCGAGATTCTTGATGGGAACGCCTGGAAGCTTTAACCAAAAAATGATGTATTCTCAAATAGGCGTGTTTAAATTCCATCAAATCAGGAAAAGACGGTGATGTTTTTTCCAATCTGTCTATATAAACACCCAATGCCCACATTGCCCTTTCCAAATCTATTTTCTTCATAGCATGTATATTTCGCCTCTTTGATTTTTCTCGTAATCGGCCCATAGCTTTCTATTGTAAGACCGCAGCGCGTCGCACTGCGCCTTATAGAGTTGCGGCCAGACAACTCCGGCCTCCACCTGCACCTTGTTTTCTCCCAGACGGGTGACTACGCCCGTTTCGATTGCCGCGTGAAACTGCGGAGGCAATAAAGGCACGTCAGCATCATTAACCAGCAATGTGGGCCTTGCCTCGTACCAGAGCCGCACCCCGTATGCCTGATCGTTGCAGTTGAACCAGAGAATAACGTTTGTCTCAACTCCGGCATTCGTGAACGCCTTTATCAAATGATAATGCAACGGACGCGTTTTACTGTTTCCCCACCACGTGATCGACTGCTCAAGATCATGCTCGCTGATAGCGGTTAACTGATTGATAAAGCCGATCAGATTCATCTGGATGATCTGCCGGATAGGCTTTGCGCTTGATATTCCCCTGTGCTGGACGCCATTAACCGGCCCGACATTCTGATAAGAACTTGTAGACCCGCTTATGCCCACCGTATTGATATTATTCCCGTAGATGTCGGCAAGCGTGTAGGTCGATGCCGCGGTGCGCGTAAGGAGGAACGTGCGGTTACTTAATTGCGGCATCAACCCCACATTATAAAGCGTCACAATATCATTGGTCGCGTAAATGTCCGCTGTGGTTACCATAACAGCGGGATTTGCGTTTGATATTGAAACCACCGTATCTGAGAGTTTCATCAATATCGAATCGTCAAACTGTCGAAGCCAGAACATCGGCCTTAATTCGTCCACATTCAGCATTTCATCGAGATAGACTGAATTAATGACGGATTTGACTTCATTAACACGGCTCTTATTGAGATCGCCGATCAACCGGCAGCAATCCTGATACAGCGTAGCGAAGGTCAGAAAATCAGACATGAATTACCTCTTAATCTTTCGTAGTCCGGGTCTTTAGACCCGCCCTATCCCTCTATTTTATTAGAGCTGCTTATTTCCGGTTTGCCGAGTTCCCCCTGCGAATTCGTAAAGAGATTCTTCCCCAGATAAACCAACCCCGCGGCAAGTCCCGCCGCCAAAGATGATTTGATGGCTGTCGCATCAGGGAAAGCGCCGGTTTGCAGAATCGGAAGAATAGGCGCGATAAACACCACGCCCACGGCCATGATAAAACCATGCCCCACGTCCTGCAAATTTAATCTCAACAGTTGTGATTTCATAACTTCCTCCGTATTTTATTTATATACTTGACGGACCCAACCCGTGGGTTATCTTTTTCCTTTAACTTGCCGCCGGTGTAAGATCCTCTTAATCTTTCGTAGTCCGGGTCTTTAGACCCGTAAATCTATACGTTAAATTGTTCCCTCCCATATTACATCGAAATATTTACTGATTCTCCACTCATCAACAAGTTCCTGTGGAGTAAGGCCCCACCAGTTTTTACCTGCAATCATGATTGCCCCAGCATTGATTAAGAACTTTTCGGCAAGTTCAGAGCACACCGTATCTGAACCCAAATGAATAAAACTCGCCAATCCAACAAGATGAAGCAAAAGGCGATAATAAGGGTATGTCATGCCGATTTCACCTTTTACGGAGTCCCAACCTTTTCTGTAATTATCTACCGTCATGCCATTCCATCGGGCGATAATGACCTTGCTTCCTTTGTAATCGGTAAATATGTTCTGCTCTTCAATATGCCAGACAGCCTCCAGAGTCTTCCCTTTGCTGTCCTGAATGATACCGGCATGGGAATACTCGGCGGTTTTGCTTTCATCCTTCGCGGCTTCAACGAACATGATTAATTTCCCCAAAGATTGAGGGTTTCTTGTTGCAAACACATCGCCCGGTTGTAATGCTATATTCATAAATCATCTATCCTCTCTTACCCACTAATCAGCATATTAATAATTTCGTCCGCCCTGTCCGCGCGGACCTGTTTATACCAGTCGCTAAGGACGGATTGTCCGTCAGAGTATTTCAGCTCATTCGCCGCTTCGTCCCAATCGCCGATATTCACATCATGGACAAAACGGGGAAACCCGCGCTTGATCTTGTCCGCGCCCATATTGAATATCAGCATGACGAGTGCGGCCTGTCTGGATAACGAAAAGGATTTAAATTCGGGAAAGATAAAACCGGCCTGCATTTCCGCAAGAGATATATCTTTCTCAAGATAAGCGTCCGCGTCCGCCTGTGTAAAGAGATAAACTTCGCCTGGAACAACCTTATGGCCGTAATAAATCGTATCGTACCCCATAGAGTCTTTATAGACTTTCAGGCTGAAACCTTCTCTGACTTTAAGAATCGGTTTGATAATATCTTCGATTGTCATTTAATTACCCTTCCCTGTCATGCTGTGGAATATTAATCAAAACTTTCACTGTTTCCAGATTGCCGCACTCTTTGTTTGTGCATAAACTGACGTGTTTATGATTATCAAACATGAATAGAATATCTTCGTGCCTTCTTGCATCTCGTATTTCCTTTGCATCAATTAGTTTCTTGACTAGCCATCCCAATAACGGTGCAATAATAACGGAAACCAAGAAACCTATGAGCATTAGTATTTCTTTCACGTCAGGAGAAAACAAATGACCCGATGTCGCATTGTCTGAAAAAGCAGTCATAGACAAGAACAGAATAAAAAGCAGTGTGAAAAGAATTGTAATAAGTTGTTTGAACATTATTTTCTCCGTGTGCTTTATTTTTATTAATTAACCGGGCGGGTCCCTATCGGGTTTCCCCGCCTAGGTCAAATTGTCATTGCGAGGCGGTTCTCAACCGCCGTGGCAATCTTATTTATTTCATCCGGGTAAACCAGTAATGAATATAACCCGCTGCCGTGCTTGTTCCGCCGCTGCCGGTGTATGAAATCGTTGTCGCATTGGAACCTGTAACGATATAACCAAGATAGGTTTTACCGCCTACAAGATCAACATTTGCCGAATCCGTTCCGGTAGTGCTGGTATAGAGAAACGCACCGTAGGTGCTGGCAGGGACATACTGGCCGTTTGATCCCTTTGTAGAAACGGCTGTGTCCGCGACATATCCCGCGGTGGTCATCAGCAATCCGGTAATAAAGCCGGTCGCGCTTCCGTTGGGCTGGCTGGATAACAGACCTACGGCAATCGTCTTGGCCGAATCCGTGGTAATAACCTGCACACGCACATCACTGACAAAAGTATCGGGCACAAAAGAAACCCCGGTACTCGTCTCAGACGTGGAGGGCGCAAACCATATAATGCCGTGGTGAGGCATGTTCGGTGTTTCATCAATAACAATGGTGTGCATGTTAAGTGAAAATCCCTTCACAACCGCAGAATATCCGCCGTTGGTGTCCGTAACGATAATGTCAACGGTTGTGTTAGCGTTGCGGAACTTAATGTTTCCGTTTCCGCCGGTAGAAACCGCAAATACGGTAGTAGTTACGGGATTAGTTACCGATGTATAGGAATTATCCGCGAATTTTGTCAGGGTGGAAATGGTGTTGGTTCCCGCATCCAGAACCTGAAAGGTTATCCCCGTGGTAATGGGTGTTAAAGCGATATTTCCCGTAGCGGTATTGTCCCGCTTAACAACCTGTGCGTAAAAATCGTTATACGCAAAGGCAGGCAGCGTAAAAACTGCCGTCAACATAAAAATCAAACTGATTAACCAAAATTGTTTCTTCATCATATCCTCCATAATAGTGGCGTTTAAAGCGCCGTTTAAGGTGTGTACGCCGTGGAATTATTGCCGTACTGATTCCCATAGCAATCTTCAACCACCATGAGAATCGTGGCCGTGTACCACAACGCCGTGTAATTTGTATCTGTCACGGTTCCATCCGCGTCAAGTTTCTGAGTCAGCACGGTAATCGAATTAACGATCGCCGCCAGGCAATCAATCAAATGCCGCTGATTCGTCATCCCCTGCGGATTGAACCAATACGTGTTTCCGTTTCCAAGGGTGTTCCCTTCCTGATTTTTCACCATCCAGAGATAAATCGCCACATAGACCAAAGCGTTGTAATTGGTATCTCCAAGGCTTTCAGCATCGAGTTGCGCCGTCAGCGTATTCATCATATCGAATATCTGATAGAGTATCCCGTTCAGGCCTTTATCGGAAATTCCTACCGGTTTGATAGAGTTCCAATATCTGTCTTTGGCTGTTATGTAGTTCGTTACCTTGTTGTCTCTCGAATCAACGATCTTTCCGTTAAATTTCGCCGTAAAGCAGTTCGCCAAGTGAGTCGTGTGATTCACGCCGGCATCGGCATCGAGCTTGGTGCAAATCCCCTGTATCACTGCCACGATCATGTAAAGCAGGTCAACAAGGTTGCGTTGGGATAACCCCAGTGGTTTTATCTGAGATTCCATAATTCTAGACCTCGTCCTCGGTCAGAGTTTTTTCTTCTCCGGAGTCCTGTGTGGACTCTCCGGATATAAATGCCGCCTCGCGCTCAAGTTGCAGCTTCGGATTGATGATCTGCTCAAATACACGTTTAAGGCGCTGATCCTGTGCCGTATCCAGAAATAAATAATTGGAATCGACGGTAATGCGCTTGTTTTTATCATCGTACTTAAAGCAGAGCTGAGCGCGGACGTTATGTGACGGAACGATTGCGCAGAAGTATTCTTTGCCGCCGATTTCCATAATGCGATCAAAGACAACTTCGGTATTTTCATTTTCCTCGTAATCCCGGATAAAACGGGCATGAGTATTTTTAACCTGCTCAAAAGTTCCATCCTTCATTTTCACTTTCCGGTTTGATGGGTCTAACCGGACGGCAACCGTGGGATTAAGAGCCACTACATAAGCCAGATATGTTTCTACCCCGCCTATCGTGACTTTCTTCATGGGATATCCGTCAAATGGACGCGAAATACGCGCCGCTTTGAACGGTATCGGCTGAAAATTAAGTTCTCCTATTCCTTTGAGTACATCGTCATTCGGTTTCCCTTCTCCCGTGACCGGGTCTGTCTTTTTTGGTGCTGCCATAATAGTATTTTCCTCAATCTCCCTGTGTTCAGGTGGCGGCAGGGGCGGGAGACCCCCTTATCATCTGCACGGCCAGTGCAAACTAGCCGCCATAATCCGTTAGTTATTCGTTCTGTAAGTCCTCACGGCAATAACCGCGATATCAGCCGCGTTAAACACGTTCTTGCTTACACCGTAGATCGAGCCGATACAGAAGCCTGCCTTATTTTGGTAATCGAAAGTTTTTTCCTCCCAGATTTTCTTTTTGGAATAAGCAACTGAACCCGCGCCGATACCCATGAACAGGGCCGTCGCGCCTGCCAGATTCGCGCCTGCTCCCCAGTTGGTGACAGTTGCTACTCTCTGATGATCGTGAATCGCGCAGTTCTTGTGAACGCCGAGAGCTATCCCGAAAATGGGATTATCGTCACCGCGTTTTTGTGCCTCACGTTGTGCCTGAGCCCATGCCGCGTCACGCTCGGAGAGGTCATAAGCCTGATCGGGAGACATGACGAGAACGCCGTTCATCGCCTTTCCTTTGACCGTGGGACCGATAATCAGAGGCTTGGCTTTGCGTCCGTAGGTAACGCACTGAGAAATCAACGACAGTGTCATGTAATTGCCAGCCGCTATGGTCGCGGTCGTGGTGGCGCCGGAGGGATAAATAACCTTGGTCGGATTATTTCCCAACGCCGTGAAGATGTCCTGATCGATCTTTGCCGCCATCCAGCGCTGTAAAAGCTCTTTGGCGTATTCCCTGATCTTATTGTCGGAAACCCGCATTTCGGTTTCACGTCCTGCCGTTCGCACCGCGTTGCGAATCTGGGTCAACGTGATTGAATTGTCGTAAGTCGCCGGAGCTTCTTCGTTGCCTTCCATGATACTGTCATTGGGCACGCCGCCGCCTGAAAGCTCGCGGATTTGCCCTATGGTTATAACGTCGCCCTGTTCTTTCTGCAGGTCAGGGAATTCAACGATGATATTAGAATCGGAAGTCCCCACAAAACCGTTCTCGTAAAAGTACGATGTCGTCTTTGCTTCCATCCACCACTTTTTAGCCCATGCCTTGCGGGTCAGGGCGTTGCCTGTCGTAAATGTAAAATCAGCCATTTTTAAAACTCCTTATGTGTTGGCCTTCACAAAAGTTAGAATACTCCGGGGTGTTTATCCCGTAATTCTTTCGGAGCGTCTTTCAGAAACGTCTTAAATTCTTTATCCGTCATATTATCAATGGCATCTGTCAGCTGGCCTTCCGTCATCGTCAAATAGGATTCAAACCCTGTTTGTTTGCCATCCGTGGAAACTGTGCCAATGGACTTCGCGCCCGGGGCCGTCAGCTTTTCGATTGCGGCTTTGGAGGCTTCGGCAACTTTGGACTGGATAATCTGGTCCTTGTTCATCAGGGCATAGGCATCTTCCATATTGTAATGGCTCTTTTTATTGGCAATCATCCACTTGGATAAATCCTCATAGACTTTAACCACCTGCGCTTTTTCCGCGTCCGTGAAATTATCGGACTTGTTAAAAAGCTCCTTTGCCCTGTTGTAACTAAACTGATTCCGTTCCTGCTCAAAACTCTGCTGAAAATCCGCCTGTCGTTTAGATTCCTTTTCGACGACCGCCCGTTTGCTCTCCATATAATTATTAAGCATAAGGCTTGCCGCTATCGGGTCTTCCTTGGCCACATCGCCTAATTGCCAGCCGTTGTACTTGCCGCCATTGACCACCATCGTGTTGAAATCTTCGGGTGGCTCCGCTTCGTCTGTCTTTACGGACTTTACCGGCGGTGCATAGTTTGCCGGTTTTTCATCGGGATAAAGATCGTAAAACTTTTCCGTTCCTAACTCTTTGAGAAGGTTTAATTTTCTACTTGTTTCTTCGGTGGCCTTTTTAGCGCTGTCAACTTCGGCGTGTGTCTTTGCAAAGTTCTTACGCCATCTTTCCACCGGTATTTTCGCGCCATCATCGTCAATGAGATACTGCTTGCCGTTCTCCGTGACGAGCTTGACACCTTCGGTTTCTGCTATTACTTTTTCCTCTATTGACAATTCAGCGGGTTTGTCATCAATCACGGTTTTGGAAGTGTCCTGAGTTGTCTCAGCGGCAGCGGCCTTATCAGCAGCTACCTTATCGGCTTCAAGTTCTTCCGGGCTTTTTCCGGTGCCCTCATCCGTCTTTTTTGAATCGTCAACAGTAGCCGGTGCTTCTCCCAAAGCCTCCAGCTCTTCTTTGCTAAATTCCTCTTTTGCGAAATCTCCCAACATAATTCCTCTCTTTCCTTTGCATGACTGTTGTGGCCGTCAAGTAGCCAATTGCAGGACATTTAAAGCCCGTCCAGAAGGCATAAAAAAAGACGGCAATCTTTTTCAAGATTAGCCGCCTTTAATTTCGTGTGGTGATTGAAACGTAAGCTGTTATTTAATAAGTTCCTGCAACATCCTTTCAATGCCCTTGAGTGCTTTTAATATCTCAATGATGATTTTCTTCTGCACGTCAGTCATTGCCTCGGTCATGCCCTACCCTTCTTTTGTCATACTGTAGGGATCGTTCCCCGAACGATCCGAGCGGCGCGTTTGGGGAAACGCGCCCTACAATTAATGTCCTCCGCTGGCGGAGGTGGCGCAAAGCGCCGGAGGAGGAAACACTTTTAAAATTGCCGTTTCTCTACCCTTTTATCGTCTGTCTCTTTCTCAGAGTCGGATACTTCTTGTTTACCGCCGCCCTCACTGCCGACTTTTCCGAAGAGCTCCCGAACTCGGAGACCCGCGACAAAGCGTCTCGCGCATGCGCAAGGTCGTGAATCGGATACTTTCTGCTATCAGGAAAGACAAACGCCGATGACGGCAAACTATTTCTTTTCGATGGTGTTAATACTGCCATATTCTTGTCTCCTTTAATTTGTTAGATTCTGCCATATTATAACCTCTTGAATCGTAATAAGTAAAATGGTATTTTTTTTGGATAATGACCAATGCTCTTTTCAAATCTAATCTTTTCATAGCATGTATATTCCGCTTGATTATTTTTGTAGTTGTAATAAGAAAGAAGTTGTCTCAATTGCTTCCCTCCTTTTTTATATTGTATATAGGTAATTTATTAGTATTAGGACCGCGTAAATGAAAACATCTATTGTCATCATTTGGACATATATCAATTTCTCCGGTATTCGTGTTTGCTCGAAAAGAACAAGGGCCATAATTATTGCGTTCTTCTTTATCTTTTTTTTGTCCACTTGCTTGCAATCGGAAGCTACGACTATTGCTATCATTAGAACCAATAATGATATTTTTATTGGGGCTGACAGCATAAATGGGGCAGATTCCTCTAAATGTTGTAAAATTATACAAGTCAATAATGTGTTTTTCTCCATGTGTGGAATTATTTCGGGACATGTCAAAAACATAAACTTTAATGCTATAGAAATCGCTAAAAATACTTTTAAAAAACGGGGGAGCATAGAAAGCAAAATCAATATCTATAATACGGTTCTCAAGAGGAGGATCGAAATATTTATTAATGCGATGAGGAAAGAAAATAAAGAATTCTTCATGAAGACTTATAATACCGAAGATAGAACGGCTGTATCTACTATTATTGCGGTTGATGCCAAGCCTTCTCCTATTTTCTATGTAACAACTCATTATGTCGTTTCTTGCGTTGCACAGCCAGTCAAGGTAGAATATAGGTATAATCCCACTCAACATAAAACACGACTTGAAACAGGTAGATCTGATGTTACTTTTGTTGGCGAGCAGAACACTATCAAAAAATCTATCGAGAAAAATGGTTTGTCTTTTATTTCTAATCCCGTCAAAACGATAAATGATTGGATTACATCCGAGGCTATTGCACTTCCAGATAGAGTTAGTTTGCCAATTAATATTTTGCGAATAAGCAACGGACACGCCGAATGGATTCAACATAAGCAACCAGAATGTCAAGAGATAGACGAAAAATCTTTTAATAATATTCAATGATTTCACATGCTTCCTCTGTCATTACGAGCCGCGCCTCGCGCGGCGTGGTAATCTCATGTCTTACGAGATTGCCACGGCTCCCAAGGGTCGCCTCGCAATGACAATTTTTTTCTTTCCTCCGCTGGCGAAGGTGGTCCGAACGTGCCGGAGGTGAAAACACTTTTAATTCTGCCATATTCTTACCCCCTGATATTTCCGCTGCGAGCAACCATAGCCTGCATTTCGGATTGACGCTGCTGCTGTAACAATATCTTTGCTTTATCCGCATTCGGGTCATCAATGTAATCAAGAGCTATCTCCGGCGGATAAATACCGGCTTTCACCATTTCCATGGCATCAAGCCTTTTGGCCATCCTGTTTGTCGGCGTCGTCGAACCGGCAACAATCTTGATATGCAGACCTTCCAGATCAATCGGAGGGTCCTTGGTAATGTCCGCGGGACGTACCTGATCGACAGCCGCTATCCACTTGGCCTGGATATCGTTAGGATTGGGCGGCACGGTCTCTCCCGTGTTCGGGTCAATCTGTTTGTCCTTTTCCGGCTGCCAGTTGCTCACTTCATCCGGATCAATCAAACGCTCCCACATCTGGCGGGGCCAGTGCCTCAACATCAAAGCAAAGATAACTTTTGCCGTTTTCTCAATGGTTGATTCCACCACGCCTAAGAATGGTGTAGACATCATGCCGGCCTGATCCTGCAGGGCGATAACCAGTTTGCCGGAATCAACGCCCGGCGGAAGTTTCCCCTTCATAACTTCCTGCATATCGAACTCATCATTGAGCGCCACCTCGTCGCGCTGTTCCATCGCCATCAGTTCTGAAGACGTTGTTCCGGGCAGTAATCGCGAAGGCGGAAACGGCGCGTCTTTGGGCACCTTCAGGCTATCGCCGTATTTGGGATCGTTCTCCCACTTGCAGCCCTCCGTCATCATGACAGGCGCGTCAATGTTCTTAGAAATGACATAAACCGTCTGTGTGCGGCGTTTATTGCGGCTCTTGCTGATCTCGATAGCCCTGTACGTCGGCCCCACAAAATAGCCGCTGTACGACCGATCATGGCCGATTAACAGTTTCGGAATAACCGGATCGCCGTCGGAATCCAAACCGTAAGGATTGGTTTCTTCGGAGATGAGTTTCTTGCCGACAATGATCCGCTGCTTTCGGACTTCGGTAACATTCTCTTTGTAAGTGACCGTCAATCCAAACTCTTTCTCCAATTCTTCCTTCTTTTCTTTGGCTTCCTTGCTTGTATCGAAATCAAACTTCTCGACAGCGGACGTTTGCGGGTTAACCGTCATCACAGAGTAAGCTTTCTCCTTCTTGATCAGCCACGCTTCGATTTCATAAACATCGGCGTCGTCTGCGGGATCGTTCTCAACACTACTGTCCTTATCCTCGGAAGTCTGCATGCGAGCGTATTCGTCCTCTCCCGGATGACCTGCGGAGGATTCACCTTCTTCGGAATCCTTCGGAACCATATTAAACTCAAGGTCATCATCGCTGACGTCGTAATTGGCTTTGGCATATTCTCGCGTAATCAGATGAGCCTTTATAATATGGGAATCCGATTTACTGGCAAGCCGCGACTTCTTATCAAAATAGTAATCCAGAGGATTATCGGAGAGGAAAATGATTTTACCGAACTTGCCTTTGGATTCATCGAACTTGACATCGATCACGCCCAGCGACCCCGTCTTGCATTCCTTCACCACATCAAACAGGACTTCCCCGCCGTTATTCTGCCCCCACACAAAATCAAACCCGCGCTTGAGCAGTTCCGCTACGTACAAATCAGACGAACCTATCGGCTTGACATTAATCCCAGGCTTATTGGCTGTAGCCACTGCCGCGGCTCCCTGAATGCCTTTGCTGACATCATTGATGGCAATAGGAATCTGCCCGCGATTAATCATCTGGTTCTTTTCTTCGTCCGACCACAAGGCGTCCTTTTTTCCCCAGGCAACTTCCCAGCCGCGCTTATAGACCTGTTTCTCCCAATCCTGCCGGTCGGTGTCTTCCTTGTATCGCTTCAAAAGGCGATAGACTTCCACAACCTTGTCATCCGCACCGGATTCCTGTATTTTCTTGATGTTGATTCCCGAAGTGGGAGTTACTGATGTCGAATCATCGTTTTGCATATTATTTTAACCCAAATATTCCTTTGGCACCTGCACAGTCGCGTTCTGATATTTGTACGCGAAAGCCACCATGAACCGCTGCCACATCAAAAGCGCCCCTTCCCCGATAACTTCAA